GGATCCCGAGCTATACCGCAGGCTCAAGGCGGCGGCAGGACGCCGGTGACTTGACGTGAGTCAAGGTGTGAGGTTACCCTCTCGGGGTGCTCGTTGGTTGGGCATACGGCAAAGCCCTCGGACCTCCTCAACCTCCGGGGGTTTTGTCATGTATAGTAGAGAGCGCTCAGAAGGTTGTGCCGGATTGAGCCAGGGGCTGCGCCCGACCTTCACATCATTTGAGCCTCTCTATGGCTGTCTTGCGTGGGGACGTAGTAATCCCCGAGTTATTTCAAGAGTACATCGTTGAGCAGACCACGCTCCGTGACGACTTGTTGTCGTCTGGGGTGGTCATGCCGATGGAAGAACTGAACATTACCGCGATGGGTGGTGACTTCGTCAACTTGCCCTTTTGGAAGGCAAATCTGACGGGTGATTTCGAGGTGATGACTGAGAGTACTCAGCTCACCCCAGATAAAATCACTGCAGACAAGCAGATCGCAGTGGTGCTGCATCGCGCCAGGGCGTATGAAGAGCGCGACCTAGCTGGCCTTGCTGCTGGGTCTGACCCTATGGCCGCGATCGGGATGAAGGTTGCTGACTATGTGGCAAACCAACGGCAAAAGGACTTGCTTGCATGCTTGCAAGGGGTTTTCGGGACGGTGCATAGTACGTCCAATTCTGCGGCTTTCTTTGACCTAACGGTTGATGGGGCCACTGGGGACACGCCAAGCTCTTTGTCTCCTTCCACTGTGGCTAGGGTCAAAAACAAACTAGGAGACCACGGGGATAAACTGACGGCAATGTGTATTCACTCTAGTGTTTATTATGACTTACTAGAGCGGCGCTCCCTTGACTTTGTCTTAGATGACAGCGCCCAAAAGGATTCGGATGCCAGTCAAGGCTCGATCACCCCTGCGTTTATGCCAGGCATTAGTCGCATCCCTTACTTCTGCGACTTACGTGTGGTTGTCTCTGACGATGTTAACAAAAATGGGAGTGGGAGTTCTACAGAGTATGCGGCGTACTTCTTTACCGAAGGGGCTATCGCGGCCGGGACGCAAATGGGGTTTCGCTTAGAAACCGATAGAGATATCATGGCAAAAGCCGATGCCATGTCCTTTGATCTCCACTATATCTATCATCCAATTGGATCTAGTTGGACTGCAGGGACGACAGTTAACCCTACACGAGCGCAATTACGGACGGTCGGCAATTGGGAGAAAGTCTATGATACTAAAAACATTGGCATTGCACGTGCTACCGTAACCTCTGACGTCGACTGATCTCATGCCATCTAAGTTCGAAGCCATTGCTGGGACTGCTCTCGGGTACACCGTTGGGACTGGAGGGACAGTCACGCAAGCGACCAACAAGACTACAGCTGTTACACTCAATGCCCCTAGTGGTGAGATTATTACCGATGATGCCCAACTTGCTGGGGCTGCTAGGGCTACCTTTAAAGTCAACAACTCTTTTATGAGGGCGCACGATTGCGTAATCGTTAATCATGCTTCTGCTGGTACGGGCAATGCCTATCTTGTTTTTGCTCAAAACTTTGCAGACGGCTCGTTCCATATTACATTAGAGAATATCACGTCCGGAAACCTGTCAGAAGCTATTAAGCTGTCTTTTGCTATTATCAAAGCAGCGAATAGCTAGACGTGGCATCTATCTTTGAGCTGGTTGCAGGTAAGGCTATAGGCTATGCCTCGGGCGAGGGGGGCTATGTAGAACAGCTGACCAATAAGTCTACAGCGGTTACGATCAATGCACCTTGTGGGCGGATCAAGACAGACGACCAGGCCTTGTCTGCGCTTTCCCCGAGGGCGACATTTAAGGTCAACAACAGCTTTATGTCGCCTACTGACTGTGTGATTCTGAATCACTCTGCTCGGGGGGCGCAGTCTGGCTATGTTGTCGACGCCAAAAACTTTGAAGACGGGGCGTTTCGCATTACTGTGCAGAATGTTTCCGGTGGCACGTTGACGCAGCATATCGACATTAACTTCGCTATTATCAAATCTGCGATAGAGTGAAGTTATGGCGACTCGGTTTGAAGCTATCGCTGGTAACGCTATCGGATACATCGCTGGGTCTGGTGCTTCTGTAACGCAAGAGACAAACAAGAGGACAACGGTGACGATCAATGCGCCTTGTGGATTGATCACGTCAGCTGATTCTGAGCTTACGGCGGGGCAGAATAACTCATTTCAGGTAAACAATAGCTTTATAAGTGCCAATGATGTCGTGATTGTCAATCACGGGGTTGGCACAGGGGCTAATGACAATGCTTATTATGTTCATGCCAATACCTTTGCAGAGGGCCAGTTCCGTATTAGCATTCTGAGTATCAGCGCTGATGCCAAAACAGATGCCATTGACATAACCTTTATTATTTTAAAAGCAGCGAGGGACTAGTTGATGCCAACACGCTTTGAAACCATCTCTGGCAAGGCCATAGGTTATCCCACTGGCTCTGGCGGGCAGGTTGAGCAGCTCACTAGTAAGGAGACAGCGGTCACTCTAAACAAGATCTGCGGGAGGATTAGAACCCATGATTCCCAGATTAATGGGAACGCACGGAAGACCTTTACGGTCAACAATAGCTTTATGAAGCTGGGCGATGCGGTTATTGTCAACCATGCAGCCGGGGACACAGGCTATTCGTATACCTTGGATGTGCATGACCACGCTGATGGGTCTTTTAAGATCAGCATGCATCTTGCCGGCGGGACCAATCGGGCGCACCATATTGACATTAACTTTGCCATTATCAAGGGTTCGAGATCATGAAGGTTACACTACCGCCAACTCAAGCCATGCTTAAGAAGCTGCTGTTCCTTAAGGGGGTTCACCCCGAAGCTTCCCCGGGTACGCTCTCGTGGTACTTAGATCCGGATGGACGGGAGGGCATCACGGAAGCCACTGTGCGCAACTGGTTGGTGATGGAAAATGTAACGAAGGCCTTGAGCACAGTGGGAGCGCAGTGATATGACGGTCCCTACTCCGGTTGGCATACCAGGAGCCGAAAACGCCAACACCTACATAGCCTTGGGTAACGCAGACAACCCGGCCGATGGGACCGCTGAGTACTTCATTTCTTCCATGGTTGAGAATGAGGACGTTGTCGCTTGGAACGATGACACCCTCACTAGTAGGGACCAAAAGCAGCGTGCCCTCTTCGCGGCCACACAGCGCCTTGATCGGGAATGCTTCATCGGTATCAGGGCCTCCGAAGATCAAGCCCTTGAGTGGCCACGGATTGGTGCACGCCGCCCGCGTGTTACCTCTAGCATCTATGCCACTGGTTTCTTCTATTATCGTAGGTACGCCTATTACGAAGAGAACGAGATCCCTGACGAGGTTAAATGGGCACAAGCCCATCTCGCCGTCTATCTCAACGCCAATAGGGGAGGTCTTGATTTGTCAGGCCTTGAGGACTATAGAAGTGTTCAGATCGGGAATCTGGCCGTTTCCCCGTACCGCTACGGTGCGGTGGGGACCGATAGGATTCCTCCCATCGTGCAGCGCTACCTAGACGGCCTTAGGATTGGTGGGCCAAGCAACGTATCCGTGAGGCGAGCCTAGCCATGATGATGGGTTGTGGGCCTAGCGCGTTCGTAGGTGGGAGCGAGTCCATCACTGATACGGAGGCGCACACAGGGCGGTTTTGGGCGGTTTACTTCAAGGAAGATACAGTTATCGCGGCGCTCGCGTCTAATTTGACTGGCAACACGCAGGTCGGAGAGACCTGGACTGCTGGTACCTATCTCTTTGCCACGATCACCAGTATTACGCTTACATCGGGCGCATGCATTGCATATAAGCTCTGATGGCGCTCGCAATATCGCTACGAAAAGTTGCCTCTAAGATTTTGAGGACGTTTGGTGGTGAGGTGACCGTTCGATTTGTTACCCCAGGGGGCTATGACACCAGTACCGGTATTGCGGGGCCAGCGACGGAAGATAACGCGCGATCAGTTAGAGGCATTGTAGACACAGTCAACTCTTATGAGGTTGGTGGGCTAATCCGAGTTGGTGACCGCAAACTAACGGTTGCGGCAGCCGACCTAAAAGACCCCATGGGGGAACGTGCACCGACAGTTTCTGATAGGGTCGCCATCAATTATGGGGATGATTCTTGTATCATATACCAAGTCGTTACCGTCAACACGACAGAACAAGACAATAGACCAATCATTTACGAGTTGATCTTGCGGCACTAATGGCACGCAACATTCCCCTCTCCGGTATTGGTGATTACGCGGGAGAGCAGTATGAGAGGTTGCTGCGCGTTGTTGTTGTCGAGACCGACCGCCGGGTCAAACAGGCAACCCCAGTGGATACTGGGCGCCTGAGAGCAAGTTGGCAGATCGGAGAGAATGCGGCGCCAGGTGGGAACAAGCCGAAGCGACAGTATCCAGCCAGTCTATTGCCAGCTGAACGCCTAAATTACCTTCAAGAGAAGGCGGGGAACTTTTACAGTGTGCATAATAATGTGGAGTATGCAGAGCCAAGACTCACTGGCAGAGGTGGGTCTAGAAAAAACCAGTATCAGCGAGGGTACATCCCAACTATAGTATCTAAAGATATAGCAGACTTCGCGAGAGCTGCAGCCGATCGAATTGGTCGTCAGTCATGAGCTATAATCACATCCGTAGCATAATTGAGCGGAAAATAGCGCTGGCCATACAGCTTGATCATATAGATACAGGTGGGCTGTCTGTCTCGCGCGTTTCTTGGCAGAATGCGGACTTTGTGCCACCCAATGACTGCCTCCTTGATGATTATGTCAATCAGGCATGGATAAATGTTCAGCTTGCCTTTGGTGAGAGTTCATATGCGACCTTGATAGGTTCGGATATCGGTGGCTTTGATAAGCAGAATGGTTCGTTGATACTCAATGTATTCACTCCCGCTGGTTCAGGGGCGGGGGGTAACTACACAATCGCAAATAGCATTAAGCACTTATTCAACCGTGAAACGGTCGATTGCATTATCTTTGATGCCAGCTCCGGGCCGAACGTCGTGGTGCCTCCTACGCCAGAGGTTACATTGCCTGCACCTGTTGTGACCCCCTCTGGGCCCGAGGCGGTGTTCTTTGAGACAAGTACGACAATCCCCTTCTCGGCGTACGTAGAGCATATAGACTAGAGTTGGATTATCGGTTAGCTCGCGTGATGCAATGAGTATTACCAACACCCCGCTGTCCGGCGTCTCCGGGGCCTTGTATTACAGGCCTGCTGGGACTTCTGCTACATTTAGTACATCGAATGTCGATACGAGCGCGGAGACTATCACAGCCCAACTATATCGCAACTTCGAGGTGGGTGACCCGGTTAGAGTCAGTATCATCAACGCGGCGACCGGGGCAGATGTCACCCCTGACACGAATAACGCATTGCCTGCCGGGACTGCTGCTGACACAACGTATGTGATCAGAGCCTATGCGGAAACAACAGGAGTCTTAAAGCTTGCGGCTACTGCCACTCCAACCACAGATCTAGATATCACCAGTAGTGGAACGTTGGCGGCGGGGAACGTATTCCAAATAAATTATTATGGAGCCGATGGGAGTAATGACACTAAAGGATACTCTGCCATTGGGCAGGTAAAAAGTTGGAGCCTCGATATCGACCGGACGGAGATTGAAGTGACCACTATCGGGGAAACTCAAAATCAGTACGCCCCGTTTCGCAAGTATATTCCCGGGTTTGCCGATGCCAACGGGTCAGCAACGGTCTATGTCACGGAGGATGATGATCCTTTGGCTAACCGCATGGTCGAGGATGTGCTACGGCGCTATCAAGGAGGCTGTGCAGTCAAACTCTACGTTGACAAGAAAACCACTGAGGCGGCTAGTCGTTCCATTAGCATGGAGGCAGTTTTGCTAAAAGCAAGCCGGTCTGTAAACCCAGATGATGCTCAAATGGTTGAGATCGAGTTCCGCGCTACCCGTCAGCCTGACTTTGACTTCTCCACAACTTAATCTAAGCCATGTCCACTGCACCTAGGATCTCTGCGTTAGAACGCCTTAAAAAGGCTGCCAATTTGCAGCCAATAAAAAAGACAGTAATGCTGCAGAATGGCGACAAGTTTGAGTTTTTCTGCACCCCGCTTACCATGGCGGAGCGTGAGCGCGCCGAACGGGCAAAGAAAGACGATAAAGACTACAACACCTTTGGGATTCAGTTGCTGGTGCTTAAAGCACTAGACGAAAATGGACGACGCCTCTTCCAGGCAGGTCACATAGCCGAGCTAAAGCACGAAGTCCGTGATGCAGATATTCAAGAGTTGCTCAAGGCTGTCATTTCCAATAAAGAGGATGGGTTCGATGATGTCACCCTCGATGTTGAGTTCGACCCAAAAAACTAAAGCAGGAGCTTAGGCGTGACCATACGCTTCTGCTCCAAATGGCGGTAGCGAAGGAACTGGGATATACCCTTGCCAAGTTAGCGCATGAGGCCACGTGGGAGGAACTCCTTCTGTGGTCAGTGTACTTTGATCTCTGCAATGAGGAGCAAGACGCCGCGATCCGACGCCAACGACGGCGCTAGGGTAGCTCTACCCCCGATAGCTTAGAAGCGATGCCAGCGGTTGCTAACGTTGCCATCAACATTGATGCACGTGGGGCAGCACAACAGCTCCGGGGGGTGGCCAATCGCAGCAGAGAGGTAGAAAGGGACGTCCGCGGGGTGAGCAAGGGCACAGACGCCGCTAGCGCAAGCCTCTCAAGGGTTGGTGCGAATGCAGCCGTGGCTAGTAGTCAGTTTCGTGGGCTTGCCAAATCGGTCCGCGGCCTTACTGCCACTGTCCGCAACCTTTTCACTGCTTTTATTGCCTTTGAAGGACTTAGGTTCGTATTCGGTAGCACCGCTGGGCTAGAAACCCAAACGCGCAGCCTAGAAGTTCTAACGAGTGAGTTGCGAATAGCCCAAGGTATCATTAGGGAGTTACAAGCAATTGGTTCTGTTACGCCATTCACTAGTACAGAGCTAATTGAAACCGCAAAAAGACTTGCTGCTTTTGGTGTCGAGACTGAGGCTCTTGTCACTACGGTTCGCCGTCTTGGTGACATCGCGGCGGCTACTGGTGCAGACCTTGGTGGTATTGCGACAGCTTTTGGGCAAATCGTGGCTAAAGGGAGGCTACAAGGCGAAGAGCTTTTGCAGCTTCAAGAGAGAGGAGTCGCTCTGCAAGATGAATTGCAGAGAATGTACCAGCTTACGGGTGAAGAGTTCAGAAAGGCTTTAGAGGCAGGAAGAATCAGTGCGGAAGCAGTGGATGTTGCATTGCGAAACCTAACGGATACAGGGGGGAAATATGCCGAAGGCGCCATCTCCCAATCTGATACCTTGGCCGGGAAGTTTAGCACGTTGATAGACAATATCAACAGATTAGCCCAGGCTCTTGGTAGAGTATTGTCTCCAGCGTTGAAGAGCGTCCTCGACTTTGCCAACAGAAGCGGGAGCGGAGTAGTAAAAGTAATCAACCAAGTTGCAAAAGGCTACAATGCCATTGTTAGCGCGATCAACGCTATTAGGAGACTTACGGGGAAGCCTCTTATCCCAAAAGTTGAGCCAATAAAGTTTACACCGCTAACTTTCTCGATCCCAGATGCACCACCGCGCCCACCACCACCTTTACTTCCCCCTAGGTCTGCCTATGGTAATGTTAAGGTTGGCGATAGGGTTGGTTATGGCCGCAAACGCGAGAGTCAAATACCAGGCTTGGAACGAAGAGTAAGTCTTGGAAAGCATTTACAGAAGCTTGATGCTTTTGCAAATGAGGCACTAGAGGCAGGCAATCTATTGCAATACCAAACCCTGCAATATGCCCGTGTGGAGGTGCGGCTGAAGGATAGGATTAAGGCAATTAGGGAGGAGAGCATTCCAATTAAAGAGCAAAACCTAAAAATAATTCTAGCGACCCAAGACGCATGGAAGGAGGAAGATCGCTTGACTAAGCGTTTTGCCAAGCAAGCAGAGCAACGGGGAAAAGCGCTAGAAGCAGCTTCACGTCCAATAAAAGATGAGATTCGTTTACTTGAAGCAAAGCTAAAAGGGAACGAAGAAGAAATCAAACAACGAATAGAGATAAAGGCCTTGGCGGAACAGTTTCAAGTGGCTGATCCAAGCCTCGGCAGGGAAGGGGCGCAAGCATTAGCCAAAGGGCTGATAGAGGAGCATGATCGATTGTTAAAGCTAACAGCCGCAACGGACGACTGGAAGCAGCTTTTGCAAGATATAGAAACTCTTGTTGGCAATAGTCTTGTTACCGCTTTTGATGCGGCGTTTAATGTAGCAATCACAGGGGCAGACAACCTTGGCGAAGCATTAAAAGCTCTTGGTGCTGAACTTTTAAAGACCATCGCTAAAATATTGATCATGTACGCAATTAGTGAAGCCCTTGGCGCATTAGGCGATGATGGAGAAGGCGAGTCAAAAGGGGTTCTCACTTTCCTGTCTGAGGCGTTGAAACCACGTGCTGAGGGCGGCCCAGTCGAAAAAGGCATTCCCTACCTAGTCGGCGAGCGCGGTCCTGAGCTATTCGTCCCTTACCAGTCTGGTCAGATCGCCTCGTCTGAGAGGACAAGTAACATGTATCAGGGAGGTGGCTCTAGCAATACAAGTAACATGTATCAGGGAGGTGGCTCTAGCAATACAAGTAACATGTATCAGGGA